CGGAGCTGCTTGGATTAAGTCAACCAGAGAAAAATACGGCCTGACGACCACTCAGGCCGCTGAAATGTGCTGTGTAAGCACGCAAACATGGCGACGTTGGGAGAATGGCTCTTATCCCATGAATCCATGCATCTTCCATTACTGGTTGTCGGTCTTGGAGAAGCGGGTTTTACCTCGCAGCGGCCTTGAAGGCAAACGTTGGCAAGGTTGGTACTTCGACGAAGGCAAGTTGGTCACGCCATTAGGTCATCGGTTAGGCGCAGCACAAATCGAAGATCAACAAAACCAAATCAACCAAACACGTGCAGTCTATCGTCAGGCACACAAAGTTCGCGAGCATGCCAAAAGTGGATTACATGAAGCAGGTGAATCATGGTTCGGTTGGCAGTTTAAAGGTGGCTTCCTTGTGAGTCCGGATGAACGCAAAATCGCAGCAGACGAACTCTATGTCATGATGGTCGGTTATGATGCAATGACATACGCTAAAGCCTACAAAAAACCACCAATAGACACGGCCAAAGCCACCGTACTAAACCTAGAGACAAAATGTTCCTAGTGCGCATTATGTGGCGCGGCATTATGTTGAGGGGCAGTCGTCAGTACCATTGCGCCAGCACTGACGGCCTCACTTGCAGCAGAACGTGGGCAGCTTGCTGAATCGTTCTGCAAGAGTGAGCCCGTAACATAATGGCGTATAATACGCATTAAGGCGGTATGTCATTTCGGTATGTCAAAAATGACATAATTCGATTTATTCTGATTCCAGCCGTCCGCCGCAGTCATCAGCTTCGCTGATGCGAGGAGACGGAATTTCTACAGGTTCTATTGAGACAGCGGCCGCTGTGAGCTTAATTGTCTCACCTCTATACTGCGACAGCGGCAGGTGAGAACATAAGCGACGTAGCGTGCGGAGTCGCGTTGTTAGAGCCTGTCCGCTGTGGTAGACCCCCGTCTAGTATTACGGGGGTAAATCCCACAGAGCCTGTGACACTCACCTTGTATTCGCAAGCGTAGCGCGCCAGTGTTTGAGCGCTAGCGAGTCTTGCTAAGCACCATGATTTAAGATGCTCTTGGTAGAATGTCTTATCAGCATACTTTCTAAAACCATGCTTATTGCTTTTTGCTCTTCTTCATCTAACTGTTGGATTTTTTTTAACCTGAGCATAAGCTCTTGATTTTCATCTGTGGCCCATCTTCCGCATAGTTCATCAATTGAGATCTCCAGAGCATCTGCGATCTTCACAAGGTTTTCCATTGTAGGCAAACCTTCCCCAGATTCGTATTTTTTGTACGATGTTAGACTAATTCCAATTTCATCAGCCATTTGTGCCTGAGTCTTATTAATTGCCTTTCTTTGGTTGGCTAGCCTTTCTTTTATCTTCATAACAATCCCCTTTAGCTTGATTTATTTCTATTGTAAGGCTGTTTTTTTGTACATTAGTCTTGAAAGTGCGCATTGGTTGCTGTATTTTAGCTCTAAAGGTTATCTTGACAGGTTTTTGAAGGCTAATGAAAAAGCAGATTTTCACTCTTGACGAATTACAACTCGATACAAACGCTTCTCCGTTTGTTTTTGTCGATTATCTTGCTTGGTCGGTTCCTTATGCTTCATTCCGTCACGCGCATAAGTCCGATTTGTCCTCGCTTATCTGGGCGCCTCTTCCTAAGCCCGATTACCGTATGGCTCGCACCCCTGAGCAAAAAGAGAAGTTAATCGAGCTTTATAAGCAGAAGTGGAACGTTGCCATGATGGAACGCTTGGAGGTGTTTTGCCTTCATGTTCTTGGTCTTCGTATGTCGCCTTGGCGCGATAAGGGGCTTTATGGGTATGAAAACTCATGCCATTTGATGTCGAAGTACTCCAATAAACACGTGGGCTTTGTTGCGCTAGGGGGAAACCGTAATACCTGTTACTTCCAAATTGAGGGAGTAGGGTGTCGAACCGTGTTAGAGCACACCTCTTTATTCCGTCTTCATTGGTGGCTCGATTTATTAGGTTGCTCTCGTCTGTCTCGTATTGATTTGGCCGTTGATGACTTTCACGGTTTATTTGGCCGTGAGTACGCCAAAAAAGCCTATTCCGATGATGCCTTTCGCACCGCTAGAGCGGGACGTGCTCCTAACGGTGGTGAGCGATTAGTCTCTGAGCCTAATGGCAAAATCATCAATGAATCTTTCGAGGTAGGCTCTCGTGAATCTCGCATTTACTGGCGTATCTACAACAAGGCTGCTCAGCTTGGTTTAGATATGCACTGGTTTCGTAATGAGGTCGAGCTTAAAGACATGCCTATCGACGTTCTGCTCAATATCGAGGGGTATTTTGCAGGTTTGTGCGCGTACTCGGCCTCAATTATCAATTCCTTGCCTGTCAAGGTGGTCACAAAAAAGCGTCAAGTGGCGCTTGATATCCACTCACGCATTAAGTGGGCTCGTCGCCAGGTTGGTAAGACTTTGTTTGATATTTCAAAGCATTTTGGTGGTGATTTGGAAAGGGTGTTTGGGGCGTTGATTTCTAAGGAAATTCACGACGATTCACTCAACCTTCCAGATTCTTATATGAAGTTAATTGATGAAATTATGGGTGATTAATATGAAATCTCGTTTTGTTGTTTTTGGTGCCTCTCATTCTGAAGGGGTGAGTAGTAAGACTGGTGCACCTTATCTTATCCCAGTGCTTTTTGTTGGTAAGCCGATTCGCCAGTGGAAAAACGATAAAGGCCAATGTTTGACGTTTGGCTTGCAGCATCAGGAAGTGAAATTTGTATCCAGTGACGCGATGACCAGAAAACTCGAACAGACCGCCTTTCCGGTTCTTGTCACGTTTGACAATGAGCCAGACCCAGAAGACCCATCACGCAACCTCGTGATTGATTATCAAGTGGTGTGTTCCTTGTTTGACAACGTGCCGGGCGGCAAGCCATTGGATAAACCTCAACCCATTAAATCTTGATGGACTAACCCATTATGTCTGGAACGAGGCGCTCTATTTCGCGGTGGTCAAGGCCGTTCTCGTTCTGTTCTTTACATCCTTTGGGATTGGCGCGGTTGCTAGTCTCATTTTATCCACGGTAAAGGAGAAGCTACATGTTTAGCTCACTGAAAAACAAACTTAATACCTTTAAAAGCACGCTTTCACTCGGGGTTTTCTTGCTGTTTTCCGCATTTGCTA